CCAGACGCGGCTCGTACACGCGCTGGATGACCGCGGGCGGTTCGACTGCTTCAGTGGGCCGTTCGTCAGGCGGCTCGGACATTCACAAGCCTCAGTTGATCGGGCCAGGTGTGAGCACACCCGGTATATACGCAGCATCCGCCGAGTCTGAACACGGATCGCACAACATATGCGTGCCAGCGTTGATATCCAGCTGCATGACTTCCGGCGCGGCCGAGCCACATAGTGAACACGTGGCCTGGGCATACGCGGGCTCCGGTATCGTCACTGTGAACGACACCGCGGTCTGCTGCCCGTTGGATGCCTGGCCCGTGCCGGCCGTGCGGGTCACAGGCATCTGCCAGGTCGTATCGGCTTGCTGCACCGCAGGACCGGTCAGGGTGTAGTCCGACCAGTTCGAACTATTGTTGTACTGCTCCACGTGCATCATGTCGCCAGCCTGCATATACACGAACAGATGCCCCGCATCACGCCCGAAGCTGGTTTCATTCCACAGACAAAGCAGAAGCGCACCTGCCCAGTTGCGCGAATCCGTACGGAATTCACCAGGAACTGCCGGTGGTGGCGGTTGGGAATTCCAAATCCAGATTCCTGAATAGCTGTAGGGCTCACTCGGCTGTGTCATGCGCAATACCCTTCCCTCACTAGTCTGTGCCTCCAGCTGGGACTACACTGGCATCATAATGCAGACGCAAGAGGTCTATACGCGACCGCCCGTGCCGGGCAAAAAACTCTCGAAAGATGCGGCGAGCTACGTGGCGCACGGCCCCTTCGGGTGCTACCTCTGCTTCTGGTACGAACAGCCTCTGGAAGGGGTGATCGGACACTGCACGCCCGTGGGCCAGCCGATTCACCGCAACGGATGCTGCGACTATTTCAACGATCGACAGGCACCCACAGGCGTCGGCAAGGCCCGCGCCGAATACGTGTACGTGCCCTATAACAGCTATACCTGCAAGCGCTGTACCTTCTTTGATCGTCTCTCTGAAACGTGCTGGCCCGTGGAGGGCCACATCGATCCTGACGCCTCCTGCAATAAGTGGATGCCGACCTATGGAGCATACGCATGACTGATTTCAATGTCGGACCTGGCGTCGCCCAGGCCATGGCGGATAACGGTGACGAAGCGCGCAGTGACGAGCAGTTCATCATTCTGAACGAGGGCCACAAGATCAGCCTGACCTTCGGGCGTGACGCGCAATATTTCTATTATCAGGAGGATAACGCGGTCCGCCGCGCTCCCTTTCGGTGAGCCAGAGACAGTCACCGAGTTCGATCCGTGGACCTCAATGCCTGGCCAACTCTACGACTGGACCTGTTCGGCGTGCAGCACCGAATGGATCGAGCGCGCGGTTGGCCAACCACGCGGTCCCGACGTGTATACCAATCGACAGATAGTGATCGACGCTATCGGCTATCCGAACAACATCAACAGCTACGTCGGTCTGACAGACGGCTCGGGCGCACAACTCCAGCGGGTCTTGCGCGACCAGACCGGGCGTGAATCGCTGCAGGCATATCTGGGCTTCGATCAGGTGTATGAGCTTGCTTCTGAGGCGACGCCGACCCTCATGAGTGGCGCGGCCTGGTATCACTGGGTATCAGTACGCGGCGTGCAGGGCGCGGCGCTCTGGATCGCCAATTCAGCACCCGGCTACGCAGGCATCTACGACATCCTGAGCCGTAGCGACTTTGAACGCCTTGGTGGTTTCAGCGTTGTCTGGCTCGAATGAGCTAGCCAATCGCACCCAGCGCGATCAGGTTGTTGATCACCGCTTGCGTCCCCGAAATGAGCGACTGATCGACCGACGCCCCCTGATAGAAGTAGCCCGTGCCTGCCTGGGTGACGGTCACGCCACTGGCGTGCGAGACAATCGTGGTGCCACCCGAGAGCGTGACCACCGTGGGGATACCCTGCAAATCACTGCATAACACGGTGTAAACAGCCATCGGTTAGCTACCTTCCACGATGCTGTTCACTTCAGCATTCACCGCAGCAACTTCGTGCGCGAACTGTGTGAAGTACATCTTTGGGAAAAAGAAGCGCAGCGTCTCGTCCGCAACCAGAATTTCTAGCACGACATTCGGCTCTGGCAACTCGGCCAGACTGAAGCGATAACCGAAGCCACTACGAGCCGCCCCATCAGGATACTGTTCTTCGATACGTAGTTCGCGGGCTCGTTGTTCATCCATGCCCAGCGAGCATACAGCCTGTCTCAACAAACGACCGTCCCTGCTAGGCCGCGATTCCCAGCAGAGACGGTCGCGTCGGGGAGTTGCGAGGCTCAGGGGAAGGGGAAAGCCTCTGGCCAACATAGCAGCATACCCCGCAGGAGACATGAGGCACGCCCACCCGTTGTTGGTTAGCCCCAGTTTACTAGACCGGCGTCACCGTAATCGTGCCGACCGCAGGCGCGCCGGGCACGATATTGTAAAGAATTGACTCCGCGCGCACCGTAGCCCCACCCGCGCCGGGGGTGGTGGCAATCACCCGGAAGACACCCGTGCCGGCAGCAAAGACTACCGTCGCCGTTTCATCGTTACTGTCCATATCCAGATTCGGGTTGATGCTCACGGCCGTGGACACAGCGCCGGTATCGTCCTCAGCCGACCACGATGTCTGTGTCTTGTCGTGAGGGATAGCGGTATCCAGTTTGTCGAACCATTGCACAACGGCCGGACAATCGTCGGCAGGAATATCCGTAGGGGTCGGGGGGACCGTCATCGTCGCTACTCCACTCATGAATATGCGCCCGTACGCGGGCGCGGCGTTCCACGCATCCAGTTCAGCAGCAATACCCTTGAGCGCCAGCCAGATATCCGCCGCATAGCCGATCAGCTTCCGACTCGTATCGTCACTGGTCATACACGCAAATCGCCGGATGCCACACCACAGTATGACTCCGGCGATCGGACAGCGACCACGCTGCCAGTGTTAGAGGTTGGCCATCTTAACAACCGCGGACGGGAACCAGATCGCTGGTCCGCCATTGAAGCCATCGTGGACTTCAATCGAGCGCGGCACTTGAATCTCGCCACGGTCGATCACCTTCATGTACGCGCCTGGTCCCAGGTCCGGATTGGTGGCGTTGCGCACCATCTGGAAGTTTCCGATCGGGGCACCATCAGTACGCTTGCCGATGACCACCGCCGTGTTGTTGGGGATGAACGGCACAAACGTCGCGGTACCACCTGGCGTGACCGGATCCTGCAAATAACCCAGGTCGTAGGGAACAATGTTCGGCAAGTTATCCATGGTCAGAAGCTCGTTCAACTGCGGGATCGAGTTGACCGTCGCCAGACCACTCACACGCCGTCCGAACAGGTCAGCGCTATTGGTATTGGCCAGCACCGTGTTGGCGGTGACCTGATTGACGAAGCACTGCGCGGTGCGGTCGAAGCGTACCGAGTGACCACGCGCGAGAATCTGTACGGATCGCAGATCAGCTAGCGGAGTGGCTGTCGCTGACGTGCCCCAGGGCACAGACGCGGTGAACGTCTGGAGACTGAAGCTGTCCTGATGCAAGATCGCGCCTGACGGGCCTGGTACCGAGAAAGTGCCCGAAGTCAGCAGCGTCCACAGGATCGTCTCGATACGGTCAAGACGACGCACCAGCAACTGGCGCTGCGCGCGCATCACCAGATCGCTGATATCGACCGGAGTCGCGAACGTACCGTACTGACGACGGATGGTCAGTTCCGTCTCATCGAGCGGAACGTATTCGCCATACACACCGGCTTGCATCTGGTACCGCTTGACGCCAACTTTGACCACCTTGGGAGGTGCTCCGTTGAGGCCACGCACCTGCTGCAAACCGGTGTAAGAGTCTTCCTGCTCCCACATCACCAGAAACGCGTCTGGTTCTTCAATGGGCATGAAATCAAAGACGGGGCGGTCGGCTGCAAGACGAGGCAGCAGATCTTGCGCGACTTCGCGCAACTCGGCGTTCGTGGGGAACGTAAATTCGGCCATCTGCTTTCCTCTACAGCTTGATCAAGCCAGCACCGCTGGCTACCGAGCCTTCGACCACGGCTCCGGCCATGACTGTCACCGCATTCGCATCCAGCCCACTCAGATCCTGGATACGCCAGATGGCACCACCCGGCATCCACATCGGTGCGCCACGCTGCGTCTGCCCGAACTCACCTGCCAACTGCACGTTGCCCAGCGAGTCCACGGTGACGGTGTACTGCAAGATACCTTTGGGGTTATTCAGTCCGTTCGCTGAAGCCGACGAAGAGTAGGGCGCGTACACCCCAGCGAGTGAGGTGGCCGAAAACTCGGCCATGATCGTGCCACGCGTGTAGGTCACCGTCGCCGTACTGGTCGAAGACGGGTTGGGCGCAACCCCCAACACGCGCGACAGATCGGGTGCAAAGACCGGATCGATCCGGTTTGCACTTGGTTCAAAAGTGCTCTGCGCTGTCGTTGGCATCGATTGCTACCCCCTAGTGACCCGTGCCATTGGTGCCATGCGTGGCTTCGTACGCCTTTTTCAGCACGGGATCCAGATTGGCCAACTGGCGCACACGCTCGGGCGAAGGAGCCTGCTCGATACCACGGTTCGGCGTCTCGGTCAGGTTGGCAAACTTGATGAGCCCAGCCTGCACGGCGCTCGGCAGCAGTTCCGATTGCAGCAAGTTGTTGGGGCGCGCCTGGATCGAGGCTTCGTAGACCGCGACACGACTCATGCCGTTGCTGAAGGTCGCCGTCGAAGAAAACGCGTCGTCGTGCTCAAGCTGGGCATGCACGGCGATCATGCCTTCACGCTCGACTGGCACCGCATGCCCGTCCGAGATCATCTTGTCAGCGAAAGTTGTGGCGCGCTCCAAGATGTTCTGCATCTTCATACGACGGTTTTCATCGCGCAGACGCGCAACTTCCTCGTCGTGTGACGACGGTGCAGCCATGGTCACCGGAGTCGTGTCTGGCGACTCGTACGTGGCTTCCTGCTCGCTCAACGAAGCCACGAGCTTGCGGAAGTTCTTCATCGCCTTGCTGTTGTCGTTGAAGTGCGGTGCTTTGGTGCCACCAGGCATAGCCGCTCGACCCTCATCCTTTACTCCCGGATACTGCCAGGTCCAGTCAGAACCCCCGGGGACATCACGTTGTCCATACAAGGTTGGTGTGCAGGACGCACCGTTTTGCAACGTCGTATCGTGAATCGCCTGGACGACATTCATCTCTGCCTTGGAGGCATAGCGGACAATGCCATACGGCCCGATCTCGGTTGCTGGTTGCGGCTCTACACGACATACTGCCCCGCGTGATGCAGTGATGTCATGAATCTTCTGCATCATGTTTCGACCACCACGCGTTGCCATCGCCGCTACTGACGCTCCACCACTCTGTCCTGCACGACCTCCTTGGGGAATCATTCGGTCATATTGACCGTTATGGCGCGCTGCACCATTGCCGTTACCATTCTTGTCGTCGGCATCGTCATCATCGTCGTCATCATCATCTTTCGACTTAGCGCGCAGCTTGTCGGCTTTGGCCTGCAGTTTGGCTTTCTTTTTGGCCAGCTTGCCGCCACCCGCCATCGCGATCAACTCATCCATACCCAGTGCCCCCTTGGTCACCTGATCTACCGAGAATGCCGCCATGAGCGCGGCATCCGAGACACGCGGGTTGATCGTTAGCGCCAGTCCGACCAGCTTCTTACTGGTGCGATCAAACGCGGCGCTGACCTTCCCGCCGGCTGCCATCAAGATCGGGTCAAGCCACTTCGGGACCGCCACCGTACCGAGCAGTTGCTTGCCGTCTGCAGAGGCTTCAACACTGAGCAAATGACCCAGCTTGCCGTCAAAGATGCTGCGTTCGTGCTCCGAATCAACTGCCAGTGGACCAGCGAATTCTTTGACGACACGCTTGAGTTCTTTCGCGGTAAGCGAGAAATTCTTGTCGGGATATTTGCCGGTATGGAAAATCGGACCACGTCGGATGACGATGTCCTGATCCTGAGGAATGCTTACCAGTGTCTTATTGGCCGCATCAGGTCCCAGATCAAAAGTCGCCAGGCCATGCGCGTAGTGCTGGTCAAAGGCATGCTGGACGCGCGCCAGCTTCGAACGCAGACGACCCATCAGGCGTTGCTTGGCCTCACCTGTCAGCCCCCACTTGGCACCTGTTTTGGCCTGTCCCAAGCGCGAGATGGCGTTGCGCAGATGCGGAAGGTCATGAATCGGCAGGTGGCCTTTGCCCTGCGCGTCGGTATACGCGTACGCACTCTTTGGCAGGTTCTTGCGCTGCTGGTAGGAGAGCTTCTTGAATGCCACGTCCTCATCAGACAGCCAGTCATCCTGCTCCTGCGGCTCATCCATACGGTGACGTGCCTTTCCTGGACTTTTCAAAACAACCCCATTGGCCTGCGCAAACGCGCGTGATTCACAGTCGTCACGGTCGTTGGTGCCACCATTGACACAACGGCTGTAGGCACTGTTCCAGATGTGCATCCATTGCCGCTGCGACTTGGGCGACAAGGCGCGCACATTGGCAGGCAGATCGGCGGTACTGCTATACGGCATCTCCTACGGTTCGACCATTGCCTTTGGTGCCTCACACAACCCATAAAAAAACTGCGCCCGGACTGGATCTCCGGGGCGCAGTAACACCCAATTTCGTACTGTATCGCCTGGTATCTAGCCGCGCAACTGGTCAACCATAGGCACCTGCTGAGGGAACGGGCAGGCCAGGCGATCCGGTTGCACCTGACGGCTCATTCACCGCGTACAGCTGCGAGCGTGCTCGCGCTGGCTTTTTCTTGCCACCCGCTTGTGGCGTGGTGCCCGTTACCCCGGGCACATCTCCACGCGAGTTCGGCATGCGCCGCACATGGCCTTGCACCCGCACCATACCCGGCAATTGGGAGGTGGCATCAATCGCCTTGACCTGATGGGGTGGCGGCACGGGCTTGTAGCCAGCACCAGGGTGTTCGGTGATCGACGGATCTTGCGCAGGTTGAGCAGGCGCAGACGCACCATCCTCGCCATCTCCATCATCATCTGGCGTAGCCGGCTGGTCTGTTTGCTGATCGCCCGGGTCAGGCAACGCGGGATAGAGTTCCACCTCGTCGCGCACCGGCAAGCCCACCATCTCGTCCAAGAGAGCTAGCTGTGAAGGTGCCAGGTAGCCCTGGCCCATCATCTGCGACACCGCACCCCACAGCGCCGGCTGCTCACGCAGGATCGTCTTGCCGAAGTTCAGCTTGGGAGCCAGTTCTGCGGCATCGTCACCCCAGTTGTAGGCTACCCAGCGTTTGAACAGCTGGTTGCGAATCTGCGCGGCAAACGCCAGCTTGCCCTGCCGAATCAGCGTATCCAGCACGTCCTGATGCACCTGCGCGGCAGCCCGGGCCTGATTGCGACTCTGTTCGGTGGCCAGTTCCTGGGTCAACACGGCCTTGGTGATCTGCTGATCGCAGTTATCAATCGCGCGCAGGAACGCCGCACCATCCCCCTGCATCACCAGCGGATCGACCTTGGCCCCATTCGGGAATGCCGCCGCCGTCCCGTTGCGCAGCGCTTGCAGCGCCGTGAGCATGACCTGCTCGCCGGTAATCACCGTGCCGTCCGGCTGTACTTGCGGCGTCGCATCTGGGCCGACATAGCCAACCAGGGATGGACCAGCAAACTGCGACAGGTACTTCAGATACTCGGGCACGATCTGCTGTTTGCGCCACCAGGGGCTATATGCGGGCCGCAGCAGCGAGCTTCCACGCGGGTCATTGTCTTTGGGGCGGAAGTTGGTGATCACGAACTTCTGCGGCGGGATCAGGTTGAACGGCTCGTCCTCAGGACCAAACATCATCGTGGCTGACCACGGGCTGGCGTTAGGTGGGACACGTACCAGCAGACCTACCACGTTCATGTAGATGTCTACGGCGTACACCGTGGCGCGACGCGGACGTACCTTGAGCTTGTCGAGCATCAGGATCTTGCGCCCGTCTTTTCTGGCTGGCCCGAGCTTGTAGGTCTGCTCAGCTACCTTGTTGCCAAACGCCAGGCAGTCGAGCAGGTTCCACAGCACGTCATCGAAGGTGCCGTCGAATTCACTCACCATGCGCGCGGCTTCATCCGCGATCTCGGCCGCAAGATCAAAGTTCGGGTTCGAGCGCGACTTGATCGCACTCGTCATGTCCAGCCCCGACTCAAGGATGCTGGCCTTGAAGATGGTGCTGACTGCCGATACCTGCGGATCAAACAGCATGCGCTCGTACAGGTCATCGCCAAAGTCGGCCGTGACATCGTCAATGGCATTCGGCAGCGTGCGGGCAACCTGCCCGTACCAGGCCCAACCACCACCCGCAACATACTCACGCGTGAGCCGGTCAAGACTGGGCTCGGCAAGCGGCGGATACGGCGGCGGAAACGGCTCAGGCAGAACCCTGCCAAGCTCGTTCTGCATGTAGGTGCCCGGTGCATTCACATTGCCCCGTCCGGCATTGCCTGGCGTGCTCGGGCTGAAGGGTGCTTTCGGCGGCCCACCGGTGGGGGTGGGATTGGCAGGTGTCCCGCTACGGCGTTCGGCCATTAAAAGGTTAAGCCCGGATCAGTGATCCAGGCGAAACCGACACCCAGGAACCTACGCCAAGTATAGGCTAGCTGAGCGCGCCGTTCGCAAGCGAACTCGCCCACGCGTCGAGCCACGCGGGATACGTCTTGGCAATCGTGTGGCACGCCAGCACCTGTTGCTTCGCGTTGTGCTGCAGCAAGCTCCGTAAGCTGGCGTCATTGACCAGCACTTCGAGATAGCGCACCCATTCTTCAGTCGAGTGTGCGATTACCCCAGTGTGCCCATGCGAGATGACCGAGCCGTACACGGGCTCGCTGGCGACACACACGGCCCCAGCGAGCGTGGCTTCAAAGAACTTGATCGGCGTTTTCGCTTGCACGAACGGGTCGTCTACCGCGGCACAGCAGAAGATATCGATATTCACTAGCGACGCCGGATACTGTTCGAACGCTACCCCGCCAATAACGTGTGTGCGCTCGGGGGGCAAGAGTCGGGCAAGCGAATCGGGTGCCCAGCCCTGCAGCATGAAATGCACGTTCGGACAGCGCCGCGCCACTTCGGGCCATACCTCATACAGCGGCGCGATCTCGTACTCCAGGCGTGGACCACCCGACCAGCCAATGGTCAGGTACGGGACGGTGCGCTCGGCCACGCTGACGCTTTGCTGGAAGGCTGGTCCGTCGATACCATTCGGCACGTACAGTACCGGCATATCTGCTTCGGCATGCACCACCGAAGCGAGATAGGGATTGCCGACCGTCACCCCGTCAGAGTGCTGCACCAGTTCGACGCGACTGCGACGCTGGAATTCGGACTGCTGCTCAAGATCAGCCGCGCGGCCGCCCATCGCGCGCGTTACTTCCGCCTGCCGCATGGAAAACGATGGTGACAACAGATCATCATCCAGGTCATACCACCACGAGAGTCTTGGGCGAAAACGCTCGATGAATTCGAGCCAATGGGCTTGATCCTCAGGATTCAGAAACGTCATGCGCGGGGTAACGACCGTGGTGTAGCGCTCACCAGAGAGCAACGCCTCGATCTTGGCCATGTCCCCGTACTGCATGAACTCCGCGATGTAGCCGTGTTGGGCCAGTTCGTAGCACGGCCACCAACAGCGCCAGACGGTGCACGGATCGGGGATGTTGGTGGTCAGGTACAGGACACGCGGGACTTCCGACCAGCGTGCATCACGCATACACGCTGGCGGTCACGGCCGCCTTGGTAGCCGCCACTACCTGCTCACGGTCCTCGGGACTGATCCACCAGCCGACCGGCACGTTGATCTGGTGATCATCGAAATACTGCACACCCGGCAGATCGCCATCGCGCGCGATGGTCGCATGTGCAAAAGCCGTGTGCTTGTCATTACGCGCATGTGCACGTGACGTGGGAATACCAGACTCGCCCATCCTGGCCGCGAAGTCATCCCGGTCGTGGTCGATGATCACGCCATACAGCCAGTAGTCGCATTGGTCATCGAAGCGCGGCACGTGCAAGCCCGGTACCTCGCTGAATGCGCGGCAGTAGTACGCAGCGTTGGCTCGCGAGCGCGAGACACTGTGTTCAGCCAACCCGAGATTGGCGAGGCCGATGCTGGCCATGTCATCAGTCATGTGATAGCGATAGCCGACGCGCGGAATGTCCTGACTGCAGCGGAAGTCAGCCTTGCTGAGCCGATCCAGCCCATGCCAACGCAAGAGGCGCGCCTGGTCATACTGGTTCGGAGGTACCAGCAATGCCCCACCGTAGCCGCCTGTGGTGAGGTGCTTGATAGGACCAAAACTCCAGCAGTTGTAATCCCCATGGAATTCACTCACGTACAGCTTGTGCGCGGCGTCTTCGATGATCGGCACGTCACCCGCGGCCTGGCGTAAGCCAGGGTAGTCACACGTCCGTCCAGCCCAGTCCACGGCAATGATAGCTTTGGTCCAGGGCTTGACCAAGCGCTTTACCGACGCGGGATCGATGAGCCCGGTGAGCGGATTGACGTCTGCCCACACAAGTGAGCCGCCGCGGGTGACCACTGAACCATTGGACGCGGAACACGTCATCGGCGTGGTGATCACTTCATCGCCAGGCTGCAGCCCCACCAGATCAAGCGCCAGGTCAATCGCCGCGGAGCACGAGTTCATGCCCAATACCCGGTCAGTGACCCCCGCAACCGCTTGAAATTCCCGCTCGAACTGAGCGGTCACTGGTCCTTCCCCGCAGTAGACACGCCCATCAGCATCGGGCGTGAGCACGGCCTTGACAGCCTCACCAGCTTCAGGCGTCATCGAGCATCGGAACAAGTCCACGCACTACACCTTACTCTGAAAGTGCACCAGGCCTGGTGGTGAACCAGGCACCAATTGCCATTCATCCATGTTGTGCATGCCCAGCGCCTGGAGATTATTGCTCTTGACCAGGGAGTGAAGCTCGCGGCCATGACGCTTCAGTACGTCGTGGGTGATGTAGCTCCCGTAGCCCTGCCCCTGGTAGTCAGGATGCACGCCGATGGAATTCCACCACGTGCCGTCCACCTCACGCCGCACGAGTCCGAAGCCAACATACGCCCCTGTCTGCGAATCTCGATACAGCCAGGCCCGCATGGTGCCCTGCATGGCTCGCCACCAACGCTGCTGCTGGGCTGGCTCGATCACCCCGGTGAACGACGAGAAGCCGTAGGAGGTCGCATTGCGCAAGACACGCAGGGCTTCGACATGCTCGCGCGTGCGAACCGTTACGGCTTTCAACCGCACGCCTGTCACGCTGGCGTGCGCCCGGCCTGAACAAGTACCTGTTGCAAGACGTCTGGCGTCGGGCGTGCCAGCGCAATGATCTCTTCGCGCCAGATGATGTTTGCCTCGCCACCGTGGAGATCGACCGTTTCTTTGATGAAATCCCAGTCGCCCTGGTAGCGATCCGTCCACACCCCAAGCTTGTCGGGCACATTCGGACACACGATGCAGTGACCACCCACGTGCGTCTCAGCAAAGTAGGCACGGTTGGTCCATGCCACATAGCCGTGGTAAGTCATGAAACGGAGGAGCAGCGGACGGCCCGCCGCCGTCTCAGCAGCGGCGCGTATCGAGTCGGCGGCACCCGGCGTCCAGATGTCGTCATCGTCGTTGAAGCTGAGCCAGTCACCACGTGCCTGCCGGATGCCGTAGTTGAGTTCACGGTGCCCCCAACTATGCTGCGTGCTCGGCGCGGGCAGATACCGCAGACGCGTGTCATCAAATGAGTCCACCAGCTGCTGGATCTGCGGCAAGGGGCCATCAGTCGTATCCCCAATCACCAGCACTTCATCACCTGGCTGAAGCTGGTAGGCAATCGACGCCAGACAATATTCAAGTGACATACGACCAGCTGTTGGAACCAGGAAGCTCAGTGTCAGTGACATTGTGCATGTATTATGATAGTGTTGTTACATGCGCGTCAGCGTATTGAGTGGAATTGAGTAGCTCGCAGACAGGCGCGTTAGGCTCGCGCCGTGAAAGGAAGACCCCGTGCCCGCGCTCAGGATGCACCTGACCTTTGTGCCCGACGACACCTATGCGGTAGGCGAAGCTGACGTTCGGACAGCACTCGATACGATCCAGCGGCAGATCGCGACCGGCGCAACCGCCGGCAACCTCAAGCTGAACGGTCACGAACCCGCGACCGCCGTGTGTCGCGTCAAGTGGGCCATCGACGGCGAACTGGAGATGTAGTGCTGCGTGCGCTGGTAGCCGGCGTGTGTGTCGTGGTGGTGTTGTTGCCACGCCCCGCCGAAGCACAGAAGCGCACCCCACCCGAAGCCACGCAGCACGCGCTCGATGAACTGGCGAACGCCATCGCTCAACGTCGAATCACCGAGACAGCCACACCGACCATGACCAGCACCACAAAGATAATCACCACGAACACGACGATGCCAAAGTCTGAAGGCGCATCGATCATCCCCACCCCGACCGACACACCGACACCAACCCTACCAGACGCGGATGCCCCCAGCAACGCGTATCTACGCCCGGCCGGCGGCGATTGGCTGGAACTGGCGTTACCCACGGGGCGCTGGTTGATCGAGTCAGAGTGCAGTCTCACACCCTGGACGCAAGTGACCTACCACACCGACATCTATGCGTTCGTCAATGACTGTCGGTTAGTGAATTGGCAGTGGAGTTCGGACACGCCTTGTGCCCAAGACGACGAGGGCATCTGTACGCTAGAATATGACCTGTCTTATCAGGACTTTCTCGGCACCTTTCCAACTGAAACACCCATAGCCGAATCAGGCTTGCCACCCGTTCCGAATGTGCTTTCTCCCACGCCAGCCAGGACTCTGCCTATTGCCAATGATGTAGTGCAACCCGCAACCACTGTGCCACGCGTCGTACTCCAGACCGTCGTGGTTACCACTGTTGTCTACGCATCTGCCGTGACCCAAGTGCCACCCAATAAGCTATTGCAGCCTACCGCCACTACCCCAATGACACCCATCGGGAAACTGCAGCCTACCGCCATGACCACAGTGACACCCAGCGAACGCCTGCAACCTACTGCCACGGCTACGATGCTCCCCGAGCCAGTCGTGCAAGCTACACCCAGTGAACCACGCTCTAGCTGGCTGAATAGTCCGCTCGGCATCGCAGTTGTCGCGGGCATCATCCTGATCGGCACCAGCAGCGTCGCGCTCGGGCTCTATTTCTGGACCAGCCGATGAATTTCCCCAGCGACTTCCAGGCACTTGCCGAAGCTATTGTGCAGGCACTCATCGACGGCTTGCAGAAATGGCTGTCACCCATCCCTGAAACATTCCTTCACTGGTTAGGCGATCAGATCACCCTGCTGTGGAACGATATCTGGAACAGCGGCGCGAACCTGCTCGATACCCCGTTCGACCTGACGCTCAATTATCCACCGGCGCAAATGCTCGGCCACAACCTGGCGCTGATGGTCTGGGCGATCACATCCCTGGCTATCGTCTTACTCGGCTTACGCAATCTCTGGTACTCCTTTACCGGCAATAGCTTCCTGCACGACTCGGCCAACGGCCTACTGATCGGCATTTTGCTGGCGGGCGGCTCCACGATCATCGTCGGCCAGGCATATGCGCTCACCGCGCTGGCCTCGAACGCCATCGGGCGCTTCAACTACGTACCCGCCTTTGAGCCCAAGAGCCTGCTCGACCTTGGGCCGTCCTTCGTTGTCAGCCTGTTCACGCTCACGGTGATGATGATCTATGGCTGGAAATTGATGCTGCGCGCCGCGTATCGCATCGTGCTGCTCATGTTCCTGACCCCATTCGCGCCCGTGGCCGGCATCCTGTACGGCATCCCCCAAACCCGCTGGATCGCCACGGCCTACTACATCACGCTCGGCGGCTGGCTCGCGGGTGGCTTCCTGGCAATTGGCGCTATCTCGCTTGGCGTGCAGATCGTGGGGTTCTCCACCGGTGGCTTGCTCGTGCTGATCTTCGGGGTTGCCCTGGTACAGCTTGCCTATGACCTGATGGTCATCATTCCACGCTGGGCGTTCGGCCAGTTCCGCCCGGGCGGCATGAGCATCCCCAATGTCGCAGCAGCAACCGCTGGTGCCGCGGTTGGCGGAGCAGTCGGTGGCGGAATGGGCGGCGCGGCTGGTGGCACTGCGGGCGCAGCCATCGGCAACGGAGTTGGACTTGGTGCTGGCACGGCATCCATCGGTGCCCTACCCCTGGCCGCGCTGGGGCCAGGCTACGACTAGAAAGCAGGACGACATGTTTCAACCCTTCATCAATGGACTCAACGGCATCTCGCTCGGGCTGGTGACACTCGGCGTTGCGGGCGGCACGCTGAGCTTCATCGTGCTCGGCTTCATGAACTTCTTCGGCATCCTCGATCCGCGCCTGGGCGCACAGGTCAAGGGTGGCTTGATCAAAGTCATCATCACCCTGATCTTTTTCGGTATCGGGGCCGGTATTCCAGCGATGGCACAAGCCATCTCGGCAGCCGCTGGCGGCGGCTAATGACTGACGACCTGGAGGTCGAACCTGCATATGGCGTCGCCTCTCATCTGGATCAGGGCGGCACCATCGGCTTCATCCCCACGCGCACCTTCTATCTGGTGCTGGCCGGATTGGTGCTTGGCTCTTTACCTGCCTACATTACCTTCAGCGTTTTCCAAGTCAAAGACAGCCACCAGCCCATCCTGCACGTGGTGCTGGCTGCCATGGTTCTCTTGATACCCGTGCTGATCCTGTCGCCGTTTGCGATGTGGTGGCTGGATCCACCCGCCGAACACGGCATGATGCGCATGTTCCACTACCGGCTGCACCGCAAGCTGCTGCATAGCCAGGATCTGGCGAGCTTGCGCGACGTCACCGTCCAAGACGGCGTCATCCACACCCCGGACGGCGTGCGCGCCATTCTGGTGCTGCCCACCGTCAACTTGGATCTGGCGTCAGTCGCCAGCAAGCGCCGCCACCGCAACAAGCTCAAATTCATCGATGGGCTGTCCACCCACCCGTTCCAGATCGTGATCCGCACCCACACACAGTCCACGTGTACCGCCATCGAGCGCATGAAGCTGCACCGCAATCCAGTTGCCAAGCAACTGGCGCAGTGGCTTACCACCCACTACGACACCAAACAGGCCATCGACCGCAGCCGGTATCTCATCCTGCCCGCACCTGACGCGGACACGCTGCGCGACCGCATCGAAACCGTGAGCCGTTCGCTTGCGCAGAGCAGTCTGGAGCCCGAGCTACTCACCGAAGACGCGGACATCAAAGCCGTGCTGAATGACTGGTGGACCTGGCGGCCACACCCGGAACGACTCGGACCCGAGCTTGTGCGGCGCGATAGTAAGGGACTGCAAATCGACGGAGAATGTGCCCGCGTCTACGCATTCAAGGCCATGCCCAGTAGCATCGTTACCAACTGGTGGGCCAGCATCTGCGACGGCGATTTGAACGTGGACGTGTCGATCACCTATCAGCAAAAAGACCTGGGCACCGCCAAGTGGAATCTGGAGATGCGCTACAACAACCTGGCCGCCTCGCGTTTTTCCCCGGGCCGTGGTATTGCGCTGCAACAGATCCAGCAACTCCGCACGGCCTTCGAGACACGCGTGCGGCCCTGGGATACGCAGATCCTGTTCACCGTACGCGGCCATGATCCGGCCAGTCGGGATCGCTACGCGCGCAGGCTCGAACAGCAGATCAAGGATTTGGGCGGCAAGCTGGCGTTACTCAGGTGGGAACAACTAGAGGGCATGCAGTCAGCGCAACCGCTGTGTAGTCCGATGCTGGTGCATCGTCCGCTGTACCTCGAATCAGGCACCCTGGCGCGCTCGACACCGTTCTCGGCGTCATTCCTGCGCATGCTGGATGGTGTGCCCTGGGGACTGAGCGGCGCGGTGCCCATCCTGCTGACCAGCGCACACATGCGCACCGGTAAGCACTTCGGATGGTTCGGCTACACGGGGTCCGGCAAGGGATTTGGGCTGCGGTGCTATCTGGCCAGGCGGCACTTCGCGGATCGATTGCGCATCTTCATGTGGGACGCGGATAGCGCCACACACGAGTACGCCGGCCGCTTCACGCAGTTCCTGGGCGGCGTCGGGCTGGTGGTAAACAGACCGGAGGACATGGACCGTATCGAGCTAGACCCGACCTGGCAGGTGGTAGCGCTGGACGTCTCAGGCTTGCCGATCGAATACCAGCCCGGTGTGTTTGAACGATGGAAGCTGCTGGTGGAACAGCACGTACTGGCATTTCCAGCAGAAACGGCGTTTGTCGTTGACGAGGCGATGTCGCTGGCGGAGCACCCGGATAGCTCGGGGGCGCGGGCGCTTGGGGACGCGGTGCAACGCTGGAGAAAGTACGGGATCGAGTGCCACGTGGTCACCCAGAGAGTATCTGACTGGTTCGGTACCTCAGTAGGCAGGAAGATCCAGGGCAACCTGGCCGTCAAATGGTACGGGGCGCAGGAAGACTCGGAGCTTTTTGACATCGCCAAGCACGTGCGGTGGTCACCTGAAGAAACAGAGCGGGTGGCTGGTGCGGGCATCGGGCAGGGATTGCTGGTGGCTTTTGGACGCAGAGTCTGGGCCGACCTGTACGAACAGATCGCACCCTTCGAGTACGAGGCATACAGCACCGACCCGCCAGAGAAGGTCGAAACACTGGCCAGACCATCGGAGCGAACGCCCGTTCTATTGTCAAGTGGGAGCGGAAACGGCTACGTTGGAGAGCGTGGTCGTTGATGTTGTTGTCAAACTACTGAATGTGATACTCTTTATAATGTTGATGGTGTTACTCGGAGTATCGGTGATTGGGGCAATTGCAATGGACGTGCTGCAAGCGCAACATTCATTTCTGCCCTGAAAGCCAAGTACGAAGTGATACCCAAGAGCAGCGTGCCATGATCCCCGACGACGACCCGG